GTTTACTCCACTGACGGGGCTTCTGCTGCTTTTGCTTGCTCTTGAATCTTGACGATCAAGGGCCACACACCTGACTTGGCTGGCATCTCACCCAAGACCTGCAAGATGAATTGCACTTCGTTTGGCTCAAGGTTCAAGTTCATGCTGCGCTCCAAGGCAATGGTGTGTTCTCAGGGCTGACAGGTGGCGTGATCATTTTCTTCATTGCTCTAACCTCTTTCATGCGTTGTGAGTGTCTTGCTCGTAACTCGGGGTCGGCCCAAGTTTTTGCGATGTTTGCGCGGTTTGACTCCGAAAGCGGTCTGCCTTTGGTAGCCAAACTTTTCTTCATGCTGGACTCCTCGGACATGACGCGGCCACGCCTTTGTTCCCCCAACCTTAGCCGAAGCTCCAACGGCATTGGCTCTTTCATTTTATAAACCTTGCCAGTGTTGTTGGGGGGTTTGCCCTTTTTGACCTCAGACATTTTTGCTTTGGTTTCATCTGACAGTTTTTTTCCAACATGAGCTTTGGACATATTGGCTTTAGCTTCATCGGAACGTTTCCGACCAATTTGTTTCTGTCTTATTTTTTCTACAACTTCAGGCGGTCTTGGTTTGCCTTTAGATGCCAAAGACATTTTTAACTTTGTGGCTTCAGAAGCTTTTTTTCCGCGTCTAGTTGATGCCATGTATTCAATGGCTACAGCCCTTGCCTGCTCATAGGATTTTGAATTTAATCTCATGCCATTGCATAACTTCATTGTCCAAAAAGCATTTGCCATTTTGCCGTTTTTGTATGCCTTCCACAGCAGCCAATGAGCAATAAAATGCACCCTAGGCGACAAAGCAACCAAGTTATCTTTCTTATTACTACCGCCCATTGAGCGCGGGACAATATGATGCTTCTCCACCATGCCAGATGGTGGATAAAACTTGGCCCACTCTATCAGTTTGATATAACGAGCGTAATAATGATTGTTTACGCTGTAGTCCACGGCAAGGGCGTATTAGCTGGGGAAACAGGAGGATTGGCGGCAGATTCCAGTTGGCCCTGCACACAGGCTTGTGCGCTCTCGATCTGGTTGGCAGGAATCCACGCCAAGACTTCTGTTTGAGTCAGTTGATCGTAGGGTGTGTACTCTGGCCCTTCTTGCACAGTGAACTGCGTATTGCCGCCAATATTAGCTGTGTACTCACCGTCTACCCCGGTCACTATCCAAAGGACGTTGCAAACAAAGCCGGGTTCTGGTGTGTCAATGGTGTACATTGATTGGATGGTCGTTGTAAAAGTGGTCATGATTTACCTTTCAGTTTAAAGATTAGATGCCAGCATCTGCTAAACGTTTGCGGAGGTCTTGGATTTCAGCAACAAGGTCGGCAATGACCTCAGAGGTGCTGGCTTGCATGGCTTGGTACGCGGGCTTGCCTTCAGAGTCCACAGCGTCTTTAGTTCCTGAAACGCTATTGGCATAAACTTCTTGGAATTCATGCGCTAAAAAACCACGGGCTTGTTGACCGCCATCTGTCCATACGTAGTCAATTGGTTTAAGGGCATCAAGTCGTGCGCCTTGTCCCGTTACAGCACCAGTAACATTTTTCAAACGATAGTCAGAAGTAGTGTTATAAACAACAGCAGATGTAGCAGCAACTCTTTCGATAGAACCAATGCTAGAACCAGTACTAAGGTTAAAGCCTACAAACCTACCGCTTGTTGTATCATTTGAATCTTGTAAAATTAAACCATTATTTGTTGACCCATTAAAAGAAATGGTTTGTTTGCCAGACTGGACTTGCGCTGTAGCCCCCACCAAAAAGTTACCCGAACCATCAAACACACCCCGTGGATTCCCATCCCCATCACTTAAAACGATGTAGTTGCTGGCAGTGCGAATGTCTAGGCCACCTTGGTTGCCTGTGTAGCCGCCGATGATGGTGTTCTTGGAGCCTGTGGTTACAAAGTATCCGCAACCACCGCCGGAGCCAACAAATGTGTTGTTTGTTCCTGTGGTTAAAGAAAAACCAGAGAAAGCGCCAACAGTTGTATTTCCGGCATCACCAGAGCCATTGGATGTATACCCTGCTTGATAGCCAAGGAAAGTATTGCGTGCGCCAGCAGTGTTTGTGTACCCAGCCTGATAACCAACAGCCGTGTTGTTGGATGCTGTGGTGTTGGCGGCAAGTGCGGAAGTTCCAACGGCTACATTGTATGAGCCTGTTGTGTTAGCTTCCAAAGCCGCTTGAGTAGTGCCGCTGTAAGCCCCACCAAATGCGCTGTTTGCAACGCCTGTTGTATTTGCTCTTAGTGCGTTATATCCAAAAGCATGAATGCCATTACCAGTAGTGTTGTAAGCCGCACCAACACCAACAGCGGTATTGCCAACCCCAGTAACGTTGCTGTACATCGCCTCATAACCTACAGCAGTGTTGTTGTCGGCTGTGGTGTTGGATTTTAAAGCCCCAGTGCCAACGGCTACGTTATAGCTGCCAGTCGAGTTGGTGGTCAAAGCCGCAGGGATAGAGTTTGTCGCATCCGCACCACCAATACCCGTGTTAGATACGCCGGTAGTATTGGCGTACAGCACTTCGTAGCCAACTGCCGTAATGCCCGATCCAGTGGTGTTGGAGTATGCAGCTACTTTACCAACAGCAGTGTTGCCAGAGGCGGTGGTGTTGGCTTGGAGGGCTTGACGACCAACCGCTACGTTGCTTGAACCTGTCGTGTTGCTATATAAAGGTCTGTAAGAACCAATCGCCGTGTTGTCATCACCTGTTGTATTGCTGTACAAAGCCTCTGTACCAAAAGCGGCGTTAGTTCCGCCGTTTGTTGAATATCCAGCCCGATAGCCAACAAAAGTATGTGAAGCGCCGCCAGAAATATTGCTGTACCCAGCCTGATAACCTACAGCAGTGTTGTTGGAGGCTGTGGTGTTGGAGAAAAGGGCTTGACTACCTACGGCTGTGTTAAAACTGCCTGTAGTGTTACGCTCCATTGCGCTTATGCCACCAATCGCCACGTTGCTGGAACCAGTGGTGTTGGATTCGAGCGTTGAGTATCCAATTGCTAAGTTACTGGAACCCGTGGTGTTGAAGTACATCGCAGAAACACCCAAAGCGGTGTTGGTTGCTCCCGATGTGTTGGAGAACAATGCATTATTGCCAACAGCGGTAATTCCGTTAGAAGTGTTGTTATAGGCGGCGTTGTTTCCTACTGCCACAACGCTTGAGGCGGACCCCCCACTGTAACCAGCACTGAATCCAATATAAGTGTTGCTAGCCCCAGATACGTTGCTGTACCCAGCCTGATAACCTACAGCAGTGTTGTTGGAGGCGGTGTTAGCCTGAAGTGCATAAGTGCCAATACCAACGTTGCTACTTCCTGCGCCAACGCCTTGCATGACCTGACGACCAATTGCAATGTTGTCTGTGCCAGTGGTATTTCCATAGCCAGCTTGATAACCCATTGCAACAAGGAATGTACCGGTCGTGTTGCTGTACCCCGCCTGATAACCAACAGCAGTGTTGTTGTCGGCTGTGGTGTTGAAAAGCAGTGCTTGATAGCCCAGCGCGGTGTTGGCATTGCCCGTGGTGTTGCTTGGTAATGCCTGTCTTCCGACTGCCACCAAGCCAAAACCCGTGGTGTTGCTGTACCCGGCGAAGTACCCACCAAAAAAATTGTCAGCCCCAGTCGTATTGCTAAACCCCGCCTGATAACCCACAGCAGTGTTGTTGGAGGCGGTGGTGTTGGAATTCAACGCCTGATAACCAACTCCGGTATTGTTTGAGCCTGTTGTATTGAACTGTACTGAGGCCAACCCCAGTGCGGTATTTGCCGAGCCCGTAGTGTTTAACTGCAATGCGCCTTGCGCAAATGCCGCATTGCTTGCGCCGCTTGTGTTCCCAGCCAAGGCACTTGCACCCACCGCAGTGTTGGTAGCCACAGCACCTGCACCACGGCCCACGGTGAGGCCTTGGATAGAGCCTGCGCCTGTAACGGTCAACGCGCCGGCCACGTTGGCCGTGGTCCCCACAAACAGGGCCTTGGCGATGCCCACGCCGCCGTCCGTCTGGATCGAGCCGGTGGTCGTGCTGCTGGAATCCGTCGTGCTGTCCACGGTCAACGCGCCGGTCAGCGTCTGCGTGCCTCCGATGGTGGCGTTGCCCGCTAAGAACAGGTTTCGGGGCCGTGTAGCGCTCGATGCGCCGATGTCGTAGGTGTTGTCGGTAAAGATCAAGTTTGAAGTGACTGTGCCGTTTACGGTAATGTTGTCAGCCGCTGCGTCACCCAGAGCAACTGCGCCCGAGAAGTTTGCTGCCGCCGCAGCAAGAGTGCCCGTAAGGGTTGGCGATGCAGACAACACCATGCTGCCAGTGCCGGTCACCGAGTTACTCAGGGTCACGCCGCCGTAGGTCAAAGCACCGGAAGTTGTGATTGCTCCAACACCCAATGTGCCTACACCTGCCATGTTCCCAGTGGAGTCTGCAATGGTCACTACGCTGTTCTGGATCAGCTTTCCTGTCGTGCCGTCAAACCGGGCGACTGCGTTGTCTGTTGCGGAAGATGGGCCATCCACGTTTCCAGATGCGACCTCTACGAAATCAACGCCGTTCCACACAACCAAGGACTGAGTTCCAGCCAGAACCGTTACGCCCGTTGTAGGGCCAGCCCCCCGGATCACAATGGATTGTGTGCTGCTGGTCTTGTTAATCACGAAGTAAGCCTTGCTTTGCGCTGGAGCCGTGATGTTGCGGGTTGCAGTGCCTCCGGCAGTCCACAGCAAAATAGCCTGACGCGCTTGATCGGCAACCCCATCTGAACTGGTTAGCGTCACGTCCGCATCGGCGCTTAATGTGGTGGTTCCTGAGATAGCCGAGTCAAGCAGGGAGGTGATCGAGTCGTTAACCGTGTCGCCCCACGAACCCGAGAGTTCGCCCGTAACCGGAAGGGCCAGACCAAGAAGAGATGTATATGCTGTTGCCATGTTTTTCCTTACGCAGCGATCTGCTGCCAATCCGGAGATTGAGTTGTCCCGACTTGCGCCCAGCCGGGGGATTGAGCGTCATTGATATTTTGCCAGTTTGCGGCCTGCGTGTCATTAACAGCCGTCCAGTTTGCAGTTTGGGTATCGCTAATTACGCCCCAGTTTGCGTTTTGGATGTCATTGATTAACCCCCACACATTCACTGAGCCTACAAGCCCGACAGCAAAAACGCCAGTGACCTGAACTGTTGCGCCGCCCGCAATAGTTACGGAGCCAACCTGACCTGTAGCCTGAACCCCCGTGGTGGTAACCACGCCAGTTCCGGTAACGGTGACTGTGCCGACCTGCCCGGTGGCTTGAACCCCGGTGGGGAATACGTTGGCCGTGCCCGTGACGGTAACCGTACCTACAGCACCTGTGGCCGACACTCCAGAAACCTGAACCGTGGCCCCTGCAGCTACGGTAACAGTCCCAACCTCGCCGGTGGCTTCTACGCCAGTTGGGAAGACATTTGCAGTGCCAAAGACTGCAACCGTGCCGACCTCGCCTGCAGCCTGAACACCAGTCGGAAAGACGTTGGCCTCCCCGAAAACTGTGACGGTTCCAACCTGACCGGTGGCCTCAACTCCGGAAACAACAACGACCGCCGAAGCAGTCACTGTTACGGAGCCTACCGCCCCTGTTGCTGTTACGTTAGATTGACCGACACCCCAGCCCTGTTCGCCCCAGCCTACACCGGAAGCGTTCCATCCTTCAAAGGCTACGATTGCATCGGCCACCTACGCACCATCAAGCTATCCGAACGATTGCAGAAGAGCTATCGTTGGCAGGGAATTGCACCGTAAAGTTGCCTGCGGTCGAGGTCTTGTCAGAACCAAAGTCCAACACAGCAACGGCCTTGTTCGACTTGCTGCTGTTGTAAATCAAAGCGCCACGAGCAGTAATGGTCGCAGTGGTCCATGTGGTGTCGGTAAAATCTACAAATGCGGTTGTACCCGTTAGGGAAACCGTAGCGCCCGTCAGCGTGTTACCGCCTGCCGTGTAGCCAGTGCCAACCACCTCATCAGAGGTTGTGTACGCAGTTGTGGCCGCGCTCAGTGTTGCTGCGCTGGTGTACAGAGCGATCTTAATGGTGTCAGTGTCGAGGTCGTGCTCGCCCAGCAAAATTTGCTGTTTAAACGATGAGCACATTGCTTGTGTGATAGCCATAGTGGCCTCCTATTAATTGACTTGGTACGAATTCCCTTTGCTGATATTTTCAGCCCAAGGAATCACTTGCAGGTTGTTTGGGGTGTGGAGGCCAGAGACATTCTCGCCTTGCAACGGGATTATGTGGTCAACGTGCCAAACAAACCCAAAAATTTTTGTTCGGAGCTCTGCAAGTTTATATGCCTGTCTCATCATCCAATGATCATCTTCCGTCAACCACACGGGAGTTCTCTTCATTCTTGCGGCACGCCTCTTGGCAACATTTGCCCTTGACGCATCTGGGTTTTTTGCCTTGCTTTTTTTAACGTACTCACGAAGCAAGGGTTTATTTTTATCTCGCCACAATTTAATTGAAGCGTCAATCTTTTCTTTGTGCTGCGCCCGATATTTTGCGTTGGATTGTCGTTTTTTTCCAAGCAATTCTGGAGTATTTTTTACGCGATCAACTTGTTTTTTGCGATGTTCTTTTGTTCTGTCTGGATTTAACTTTCGAGCGTTTTTGGTGTTTTCGCTTGCACACCGAACGCATGCGCCAGATACGCGGCGTTCACCTTCAAGCTCAGGATGTTTGGCGCAAACACTTCCGAAGCACCGTGGGGCACCTATCGCTTTGGCTTGCTGGCGATTTAGTCTTTGCATGATCAGTTGACCTGTATTCGCACTTGACCATTTCTATAACTATCCCCGCGCTGTTTCCCGTCACCCAAGTTCTTGAGCAAGGCAATCGACTGGAGGTACATCTCTTGATACAACTTAACCATGTCAGGCTCACCCTTCATGTAGCGTATGGCCTCGACCAATGCGCCGTTAAGCAGCGCTGAGTCAAAATTTTCACCAAGCCAAGTATCACCCGCAGTCACAATGGACTCAGGATAATAAAAGTAGTGCAATTCTGCGGTGTAAGCAACATTGGGCGTTGGCCCAAGAATAAAACTCAGCTCGTTTACATCGTTTGAGCGTGGCCCAAAGATGGCGTAGTGCTTGGGCTTGCCGGTTGTTGCTGGATTCGGGTACGCCTGACGGATGAAATTGACATCCTTGTTCAGCAAATACTCATATGCACCACCTGCCACCGGGTAGACCGCCAGTGAATACACCGAGAGAAAATCATCTGGAGCTTGCAGGTACTGGTTTGACGCAGTAATTGTTCCAGTCACGTTCTTGCGCAAATTGGCAAGCTGAACGGTGTTGAAGATACGCTGCTCCGCCTGCTCCGTAAAGAGCGCGTACTCCGGCTCTGTGAATTCGTTTTCACAGATGCGGGCGATGTTCTCTTTAAGCTCGACGTAGTTCATGTCTTACGCCATCGGCCCACGGGCAATGGTCCCTTTTGTGGCGCAGCCATTACCGCGAGTTTTGATGCCGCTGGTTTTAACGTTATCTGCCCCGGGATCGTTGGTACTCACGCGAGGGGTCGCCGTGTAGCGGGTCATCTTATTTGCGGCCAAGGTGTTGGGGTCTTTCATAACCTTCATGCCTGCACCGGGCTTGCCGTCCATCGTGTGCGGCTTGGCATAGACGCTGGCATCACCAACTTCTTTGCCCATCATTTTTTTGCTAAAGGTAGCCATGATTAACCTCGCTTTTGTGCTGCGACCTTAGCCAAACCACGGCCCATGGTCTTCATGTCAATGTTGCGCTTGCCCCCGCCGCTCTTGCCGGGGTTGCCGCCCATCATCTCTTTGGATGTTGGGCCGCTATCACCAAGATTTTTGCCTTCTGTTTTGCCTTTTTTGGCAATGCCGTCAGCAGATTTTGTAAAAGCCATAATGGACTCCTTAATTTGTAACTATCGTAACTGTACCAACAAACCCCGCCGCCACCAAGTCGTTCGGCGTTAAGGCGTCATCAAACAACCTCGAACCACCTACGGGGGCCCACCCCCACTGAATGTCTCGAGAGCCGCCAGACAGGTTGCCGTCGTCGTTTAAGCCAGACACAAGATATGTGGTGTCCCTGCGCGGGTTCCTAAGAGCCTGCGGGTCATCCACCGGAAATGTTCCAAGCATTAACTGCGGTTGATCAGGATCAAAGCACTCAGGACAAACTAGCAGTTCGTACTTGCGTTGCTTAATAATCTCAGTCCTCAACTGCTTGAGTTTAAACTGCTGACCACATCTATCGCACATCGCAATAGCCCGAGGTCCGCTGGCAAACCTATTGGACATTTGCCACCTCGTATTTATTCTTTTTCTTAATGTTGTCTAACCCGCGCAAAACACGCAAATTGCTTGGCACATGCAACCCAGAAACAACACTGCCTTGCAGCGGGATTACGTGATCAACATGCCAAGGCTCGTTATTTTCTCTGGTGTACATTGCTGCCAACTGGTACATGCAGCGAATTTTTAGCTTGTCAAAGCCAGTCAACCACTGAGGCGTTCTTTGCTTGACAACTTTTTTTCGGGCGGCACAAAGGGCGTTTATTTTTCCCTTGTTTTCGGACCGATAAATTTTCTTGGCAAGCAATGCTGCTTCTTTGTGCTTTTGATAAGACTCTCTGCGGGTGAGTTTTACTTGCTCGTTTGCAGGTGTTGTGCGCCGCACGGATTTTGCAACCTTGTCGCATTCTGTACATACGCGATCAGTTACTCGTCGCAAGACTGTATGCCCGTGTACGCATGGAACACCCGTCCAATAGTGGCTCAAGCCTTGGAGGATTGCGTTTTTACGCAATAGGATTTCCATCAGTAGCCACCGTTTCCTATGTGCATTGCACGAGGAACAAACCTGACTGCTGCCTTCTCTCTGTCTTCGGAGGAGGCCAAATCCCAAGCTTCGTCATACTGAGCCTTAAGCACTTGAAGACGTTCCATTCCGCCGGGAATCTTCAGTGCAAGGTGGTAAGCCAAACCAGCGGTCATTGCCTCGTAGAAACGGAATGGCATGTCCATGGTGTTTACACCTGTGCCAGCGTCCTGCATACGGCGTAAGCGCCAATACACAAACACATAGGGCTGCGAGTTGTCTGGAATTGGGTAAACCGTAATGCGCGGTGCATCTGTCAGGCGCTCAATCCAAACCTGAATGGGGCGACCCTGAGCCAGCTTGTTGGGGATTGTGGCGTAGGTGGATACGCTGATCCGGGTAATGGTCAGGTCTGCCTGTGTTGAGGCGCTACCTGCACCCGTGCGGATAACATGCTCCAACAGGTCAACAGTGTCGGCTGGGAGGTTGTACGTAGCAGTGCCCGCTACCAGATTGATGGAGCCCTGCTCGTACGTAAACATGTTT